GACGCCACTGACGATGTCGTACGCAGACCCGAACACTTCACCGATGCGTTCGGCGACAGCGGCCACTGTGTCGGAGATGCCAGTCACCTCTAGGAGCGTTGAGATGACTTCGCCGATGCGCGTGACGGTCGAGCTCGCGAACGACGCGAAGAACGCCCCGAGTTTCTCGAATGCCGCCGACAGGATTGCACCGACTCGCTGGCCGATTTCGGACAGCCGCTCGAATATGGGCGAGAGCGTCTCAGCGACCGTGGACGCGACGGCGGATAACGCTCTCGACACGGCCGCAATCGATCCCTCGAACTGAAGGAACCGACCAACCGAGCCGATGACAGAATTGACTGCGTCGAATGACCGCGAGAACGTCTGGCTCAAGACATCGAATGCAGACGATAGCGCGCGGCCAACCGTGGCAAGAGGTTCTAGCGCGACGCCAACGAGCCTCCCGACGGTAGACGCAACCTGAAGAGCAACATTTGCGACGAGCCCGAGAGCACTTGTGAATGGTGAAATCGCATCGAGCACAGAACCAAGAAGACGCCCGAGCGTCGTCAGCGCAGGCGACAGTCCCTCGCTGATGGACTGCGTGATGCCGATAAAGGGCGTGAGCAGTTCCTGCCCGAAGCCACGCAGCGCTACGGCAACTCCGTCGAACGCCGTGCCAAGTCCGTCGATGCGAGTTCGATCAACCGCCGACAGCGTGGCGTTGAATCGCTCCATGTCGGCAGACGCACCGGCGATGTTGTTGAAGAACGGAATGAGGTCGGTGCCGGTCTTGCCAAACAGAGCGATAGCCGTTGCAGTTCTCTTCGCCGGGTCTTCGATTCCAGCGAGCGCCTGCCCGATCTTGAGGTACTGCTCTTGCGGGTCAAGGTCCGCAAGCTCTTGCGACGTGACGCCGATCTCGGCGAGCGCCTTCTGTGCTGCCTTGCTCTCCTCATCGACGCCGAGCACCGACTTCTGGAGCCGACCGAACGCCGCGCTCACTGCGTCGATGCTGGTGCCGCTGCGATTCGCAGATTCTTCGAGCGTCTGGATGAACTCGAACGACAGCCCGAGTTTGTCGGCCGTGTTCCCGAGACTCTCGACGCGGTCCTCCAGGCGAAGCAGACCTGCGACAACCTGCTGTGCTGCCACCCCTGTTGCCACGATCCCAGCCGCCGCAATCGTGAAGGGATTCGCTAGCGCAGCGACAGACGCACCGATCGCCGAGACGCCCTGCGACAGGCCGCCAGCGAAAACCCGAGACAGCCCCTCGCTCGCTGACGAGATGCCCGAGATGCGTCCAGCGATGTTTCCGAGCGGGCCGGGCAGAATCGAGAAGATGCCAGAGAGCTCGTTGAACTGGAGTTGTGCCTGCCCGCCAGCGTCGGCGATCTGAGCGGTGCGGGCCGCGAGTCCGGCCGACGCACGCTCGGCGTCGGTCAGCCCACGAGACGCCTGCTCGACCGCCCGGTTGTACGTCTCTTGAGAGATCCGCCCCGCTTCAAGTTGGACCGCGAGTTCGCCAGCCGTGCGCTGGAACCGCTCGAACGGCGTCCGCACCGACTCGGTGATTCGGGCCGCCTCGCGGAGCGCGGCGGCTTCCTGCTCCGACGCCTGGGCGAGGTTCGCGAACTCTTCGGCGTATTGCTGGGCGGTGACCTGCCCTGTCTTCAGCGCCGAGTTCAAAAATGCGAGGTCGGTGGCGAACTTCTGCTGTGCCGCCGCTGCCGCTGTGCTCTCGCCCGTGAACTGCTCGAAGACGCCGGTGAGCTTCGCCGCCTCGGCACCGAGCGTCTGAAGAGCACGCTCTGCGGGCGTGAGCTTCAGTTGCGTCGAGTCCGCTGAGATCTTCAGCGCGAGTCCGAGGATGTTCGCCATGATTAGTCGATGATCCCCATCTCACGCCGTAGCCGTAGGATCGCCTCGCGGTCCTGCGACTCGTGCTGCGGTGGTCGAGCCTTCGGTATGAAGTCCTCAGCCGTCGGCGGCTTGCCTCTCTTCGGGTCCGTGTACGGTGCCATCGCGATCGAGGCGAGCAGTCCTGTCTGGAGCCACGGGTCGGATAGCGGGACGAAATACCTCGTGTATGCCATCCACTCGCTCAACTCCCGCGAATCCATCCGCTCGCACAACTCGCGAACGGTCATCCGCAGATGCCCCGCCAGCGCGAAGAGAAACCTCCGCGAAGGCGAGGCGTTTAGTTTTTTGCGAGCTGCTCGACATCGGCCTCCGTCATGTTGTTGTGCTTCAGCGCCGAGTCGAAGAGCCGACCGACGACCGCACCGCTGCGGCTCGCGAGTGCGACGACCTGGGCACGGGTGAAGAGCAGCTCGCCCTTCTCATTGCAGAGGCAGCGGGCGAGGTACTCCGACCGGAAGTTCTCGATGCCGGAGTCTTTCTTCCCAATCCACAACCGCTCATAGGAGTCACGCTCTCCGACGCTCATCACGCGAATGAACACGTCACCGCCCCACTCGGGCACGGTGATCGGCCCCATGAGTCCGGCGTCGTTCGATGCGAGAATCTGCTCTGCCGTCAGTGTCGCCATGTGTCACTCACCTCACGATGGATACGTAGCGGTCACGCCGACCGTATCCATCACTCTGAACCGGTGGTCAAATTGCCAGACGCCGTTGAGCTCGCCACGAACCTCGGCACCGAGGTAGACGCAGTCCGCATCGAACACCGTGAACGTGCTCGATGTGGCGGTGCCTTGGTCGTCCTGCGCCGTCACGGTGAGGCGAGCCCGCACGCCGTACTGGCTCTCGGGCAGCGCCGTGCGAGTAAACGCAGGCAGCGTGACCTCGCCCAGGTCGAGGGTCCACCGTGCCGTGCGAGCGGCAGGCATATCGCGGACGAGATCGAGCGTGACGCTACTGACTTGCTGGACGGCGGTGCCGCCCCACGTGACAGAGACGCCCGAGACTCGCGTAGCCATGACGGACCTCCGTCACGGTCAGCGAGCCACAGTGATCGTCGCCTGGCCCCGGATCGCGTCGTTCGTCGCGAGCGTCAGCGTACTCGACGACACGGTGGCGGCCTTGCCGTTGATCAGCGTGGTGCCGCCGGTCGTGATCGTGATCGTGCCCGTCGCCGCGTCGAGGATGATGGTCTTGCCGAGGTAGTCGAACGTGACCGAGCGGCCAGTGCCGCCGTCGTCGGCCGGGATCACGAGCGGACGGCTCAGCGTCGCGAGCGTCTCGCCGGTCGTCTGGCCGAGATGCCCCACGTCCACGGTCGCCTCGGCGGCAGCGCCGGGGTTCGTGTTCGAGATCACGATGTTCGTGACGGTGTAGACGGTGCCGAAGAGGTTCAACACCGTGCCAACACCGTCATGAGGCGTCGAGGGATCGGGCATCGTCAAGTCTCCTGCCAGAGGATCGTGTACGTTTGCGTGACTGAAAACACCGGAGGCAGGTCGCCACCCGCCAACTGCACGAACCCGTCTTGCTCGTTCTGGAGCGCGACGTGTCGCACCGATACTGATGATGACACCGCATTCCCCCACCCATCCAGTTTCGACCGGCAGGCGTCAGCCAGTTCTCGGACCTCTTGGTAGGTCTCTGCGTAGAGCTCTAGGGCGAGCGTCACGACCGGGAGCCCGCCACGGGTGTTGCCGAGCGTCGTCTCACGGGTGACCGCCTGACGCCGCCACGTCGCGAGCGGGAGGGTCTCCGTGGCAGGAGCGACCACCGGGTGAATCCGGTCACCGAGGATCGCGGCCACGTCCGGGTCAGAGACGAGCGCGTCCGCGACGGCTTTTTCGGGTGACTTGAATGCCATGTTCGGGATCGGCCTTCGCCTATCCCGAACCTATGGAGTCGCACCCCCACCCTTGCAGTTACCAAACGATTAAACATCGGCGCTATCAGAGCGTTCCAGTAGCCGATCTCGTCAGCGTGCTCAGGGCACGCTCTAGCGAGATTCGCAACTCACGCGAGAGGATCTCGGCGACCGTGGTCGAGGTCTGATCCCACGTCGTCTTCAGCGGCGGCTGGCCCGACCTTCCGCCAGCCCGCATCCCCTTGATCGTGATCGGCGTAGCGGATCGTTTGAAAAACGCTTGCGGCGATGCCGGGTCGGTCTGCACTTCCTGCTTGCCGCCGCCTCTCCGTGGACGCTGCGTCGGCTTCAACTTGAAAGGACCGAGTTTGTTGAAGCTCGAAGCGTAGTAGGCGTTCTGCCCGCTGACATCGTGGGCCTTGACGGTCGTGACGCTGCCGCTGCGGTTACGCCTGACGTGCGACTTTCGGACGTACGGCGTGTTCGAGAGCTTATTGATGGTGCTGTCGTCGGTGCCTTCTTCCAGCCAATACTGGTGGTAGGCGAGATCCTTGCCTCGACGCCGCTTGCCGCCTTGTGCCGATTGCGACTTCTCCCTGTCGGCACGGGTGTAGCCGAGGAGTCCGGCGGCGTTACCGTCACGCCTGTATGGCACGACCTTGATCGTCGCCGCCCGGAACAGGTTGCCAGTAGGACCGACCGGCGTGTTCGCCTTGAGTCGCTCCAGCGCAGGAGCCAAAGCCTTCTCCATCGCATCTTCGATAATCTTCGCCTTCTGCTCTGGCTTGAAAATCGTGCCGAGATCCTTCTGGAGCTCCTCAAGCCCGGCGATCTCTGCCGTGATCGTGATTCCTGCGGTCGCCATCAGTCGATCGCCTCCACGCACAGGAGCTCGTGCTCGGTGCGGTTGTTGTGTTCGAGGAGCGACGTGATTTCGAGGATGCGGCCACGCCACGAAAGACGCATCAGTTGCGTCAGCCCCGTCACGTATCGCATCCGCACACGGTGCGTCACCTCGGTCTGCTGCTGCCCGGATTGGAGAACCTCGCGACCGGACAGCCCCTCAACGCTCGCCCACACCTCGGCGAACGTGCCCCACGTTTGCACTGTCTCACCGATGCGATTCCGCGTGGCGGTCGCCTGCTGGATCGTGACTCGCTCACGGAGGCGGCCGGGATCAATCGCCATACATCACCAACGTGTAGGACGACGTGCCAGCGGTTGCGTCCACGCTCACCTGGAGCGAGGTCTCCGTCGCACCGACCTCCGAGACGGCACCCTGCTCGGCACGCGACATCACGAGCGGCTTGCCCGTGGCACCGCCGACGCACTTCACGAGCGTCGCGCCGGTCGCCGAGAACACAATCCGAGAGACCGACGAGAACGATACGGCAGAACCCGATGCCGCCGTGTACCCAGGCGAGGCGAGCGTGATCGTCACGGCTGACGTGCCGCACGTGCCAGAGACGACGGCGATTTTGCCCGACGTGTACTCGTTCGAGGTCTGAAGCGCCACGACCTTCGTCGAGGACACGCCCGTGGCCGACGCCGTGTCGGTGAACTGCGAATCGACGATGATGCGTCCGTTCACGTGTAGCTCCCCCACTTCACGCTGTCGAGCAACGCCTTCACTCCGAACGGCATCTCGGAAAGCGATACGGCATCTGCCGCCATGCGGCGCTCGTACCACTGCCCGACGAGCATGAGGATCGCAGCTTTCACACGGGGCGAGACCTTGCTGCCGTCGTCGCCACGGCCGCCCCACCACGTGACCGTGACGCTGCCGTAGTCGAGCAGGTGGCTCGGCCATGATCCGGCGTAGAGCGTCCGCAGCGTGCCGGGCTTCGAGTCGCGATCGACGCGGTACTCGGTCGTCGAGAGCGTAGCCGTGTTGCCCGCCTCGCTCGCGGTGTAGACGATCGACACCGCCGTGCGTCCGGTGGTCTGGCTCATCGGCGGGCGGGGGAGTTCGATGACCGCCGGAAACGCATCGAGCCGCATGACGTACTGCGTATCGACGAGCGTCTCGTCCATGTAGACCTCGCAATATTCACGCGCAGCCGACACGAGAGCAGCGACATAGGAATCGTCGCTGTTGTGGTCGATCCGCAGATGAGCCTTGGCGTCGGCGACACTGACCGGCTCGACGACCGGCTGCGTGGCGACCTTGAGCGACCGATACCGCTTGCCGTCATTCATGGCGTCGCCCCCTGCGTCGTGGCGTCACGTCTGCCCGCTCCGCGACCGGCTCCACCGCTGCCGTCTCGATCAGCGATTGCTGTGTCTCTCGCTTGGCATAACCCCACGCGAAGAGCCGCGCGGCGAACGACTCGTCCACCTCGACCAGCTCGTTCGCCTTGTAGGCACCGTATGCACGATTCATCCGCACTCTGATTGTCGTCATTCACCCACCCTCCATGCAGTTTCGGGCGGCTTCTTCGTCCGCTGCCAGTTCGTCGTGTGCTGGAACACCGGGCCCGAGAAATCCTTGCTCGGCCACGAGATGACGTACTCGCCGTGACCGATCACGACGCGTGGCGTGATGAAGAGGCGGTTACCGCTCGCCCTGAATTGCCGCCAGAACCAGAGATCGTCGTCGATTCGCCCGTCGCCCCAGCCGCCTTCGGCGTCGGGCTTCGAGTGGAACCACGGCTTGAGCGTTCGCCTGAGCGCCCTGGTCGAGATGATCGTGCAGCCGAAGTGAGCCGTATCGACCTGCTGCACAGGCTCGGCGAACCACGACAGCGGGAGTTCGGTTTTGCCGTCGGCGGGCGGGTCGTCCATCGTGTCGAGGAGCGTGAGCATCGGCCGCCCGTCCTCGCGTTTCGCCTGGATCGGGGCGAGGGCGTCGCATTGGCACGTCATCGCCAAGGCGAAGAGCCGCTCGACATCGGACTGCGTAACGAACGTGTCGTAGTCGAGCGTGATGATGTACTCGGTCTTGTCCGAGAACATCTCAAGCATCCTGGTGAGGGCCATCGACCAGTAGGCACCCTGCCCGAGCGTCGGGCGGATGTGCAGCGGCATGAGCGACTCGATGAACGCGAACACGTTCGTGAGCGGCCCGAAACGGGGAGCCGACAGCACCGCCTCGGCACGCACCTCGACCGACGTATCGCCGACCTGCACGATCACGCTAGAGCCTCCAAAGCGAAACGGCGGGCGGCTCGTCGCCACCCGCCGCTCACTGTGTCGGTCGTGTCAAGCCGGATCAGCCGCTGACCGTGGCGTTGACGTTCTTCGACGAGGCGCTGACGGGACCATCGACGCCCTTGCCGAGCCGGGCGACCGTGTAGACGGTGCCGGTCGTGTACGGCGTGGCGGTGAGCTTCAAGTACCGCTTTTTCCCACGGCAATCCACGTCCATCCGCACGACCACGTCGCCAGCCGTGGCGGTCGGCGTGGGGATCGTGAAGCCGCCGGTGCCGCCACCGACGAACGCCGTCACGTCGGAGTAGGACGAGTTGTCGTCCGACTCGCTGAGCTTCAGCACGGTGAACGCCGCCTGGCTCGTGTAGCCAGCGTTCGTCCACGGCTCCTGCCCCACGTCGAGCGACACGTACTCGTAGCCGAGACGGTCGATGACGAGCGTGTGGGTCTGCGCCGCCGTCAGGTTCTCGGTGTGACCGACGACAGACTTCGTCGCTTCGA